GAAGGACAAGGTCGAGACCACGAGCCTCGGCGATTCGAACAAGCGGTACGTGATGGGCCTGAAGGATCTGTCGGGCTCGTTCACGGCCTTCGGCGATCGGATCACCGATGTCCTCTTCGATGCGGCCGATACCGATCTGGGCTGCTGGCTCGCGTTCTATCCGTACGGCGTGCTGTCGGCGCAGTCCTGGGAAGGGCCGGCGCACCTGGACGCCTCGATCAAGGGCGGCGTGACCTCCGCGGTCACGATCGATGCGACCTTCGTCGCCAACGGCGCCTGGACCCGGACCTCGATGGTCGCGGCCACCGGCGCAAATGGCGTGAGCTCGCCGGGCTCGTTCACCCCCGCGGGCGCGATGGCGCCGGCGAACCTGGCCGCGATGGGCGCGATCACCGCGAACCCCAACACCGCCTGGCCGGTCGGCACGTACGTCAAACTCGGCGATGGCAGCTCGGCGCACTGGAACGGCACGGCCTGGGTCGCGGGCGTCGCCTAGACTCGCCGTGGCGGTCACCGGGGCGCGGCATCGGATCGTCATCGAGGGCGCGGCGGCGACGGTGAGGCTCGGCTATCACCGCGCCGCCACGCTCGGCCCGTGGAAGGTCGAGGGCGACTTCTTCATCGCCGCCGTCGAGTCCGTCGACGGCTTCCGGATCACGCAGTCGCCGCTGACCCTCGAGATCCAGAACGCCGACGGCATCCCCACCAGGCGGCCGCTCGGCGATGTCACTGTCTACCAGGGCCAACTGAGCGCCCGGCTATTACCGAAACAGGAGCGTTGAATGGGATCACGGTACCGTCGCCAGGAAGAACACCGGATCGATCTCTCCGAGGGGGACTGGTTGCTGGTGCGCAAGCACCTGACGGCCGGCGAGGAGCGCGACGCCCAGGCGCGCGTCATCAAGGCCGGGTCGTTCAAGCAGGGCGAGAGGCCGGAGCTCGACCTCGAGCACCTCGGGATCAGCCAGGCCGTGAGCTACCTGATCGACTGGTCGATCACCGATGCTGACGACAAGCCGATCCGGATTCGCGATCAGTCGTACGCCTTCGTTGCCGCGGCGCTCCGGAACCAGACGCCGGAAAGCCTACGCGAGATTCTCGACGCGATTCAGGCGCACGACGGCGCGATGACCGCCGAGCGAGAGATCCAAAAAAAAGACCGGGCTGGCGAGACCGCACCCTCTCTGACCTCCACATCTGCCGGGTGATGGGCTGGACGTACGACGAGCTCCTGGAGTTGCCCGTCGACGTCTACAGCGTGCTCGTCGATGCCTTGAACCAGGAAGCCGAGCGCAGCCGAAAGTAATATGGCCCTTTCCGCCACATTCACCGCGAACTTCTCCAGCTTCTACGATGCGGTCGCGAAGGCCGACGCGCAGCTGAAGGACTTCGGCGCGGGCGCGGACAAAGTCGGCGGCCGCCTCAACACCCTCGCGAATCAGTTCTCCGGCCAGAAGATCGTCCAGGAAGCGACCCTCATGGCGAAGGCCGTCGAGGAGATCGGCGGCGTGACCAAGCTCACCGACAAGGAACTGGCGCGGCTCGGCTCAACGGCCCAGGAGGCGGTCGCGAAGATGAAGGCGCTGGGGATGGAGGTCCCGAAGAACCTCCAAGAGATCGCCGACAAGACGAAGGGCGCCGAGAAAGCCACGACCGACTGGATGGGCGGGCTCACGAAGCTCGCCGCCTCGATGGGGATCGCGTTCTCGGTCGACGCGCTGAAGAACTTCATCGGCAGCGTGTTTGATGCGGCCGGCGCGATCAAGGACCTGTCCGATCAGTGGGGCGTGTCGACGCAGTTCGTGCAGCAGTGGTCGGCCGCCGCCAAGCTGAGCGGCGTCGAGGCCGAGCAAGTCGGGAAGTCGATCCAGTTCCTGACGGAGAAGCTGGGCGAGTCCTCGCCGGAGTACGCCGCGCTCTTGAAGAACATCGGCCTGTCGAATGAGGCGCTCCGGAAGATGCCGACGGAAGACGCCTACAAGGAAGTGATCAAGGCGATCGCCGGGATCAAGGACGAGACGCTGCAGCTCGACATCGCGATGGGGATTCTCGGCCCGAGCGCCAAGAAGATCATCGGCGGGATTCGCGATGGCATGTACGACGCGGCCGACGCGCAGAAGTTCATGGCCGACGAGACGATCAAGCGCCTGGCCGATGCCGGCGACGCCTGGGAGAAGTTCAAGAACAAGATCGTCATCGTCACGGGCGAAGCCCTCGGCGAAGTCATGAAAGACACCGAGATCATGACGAAGTCCTGGGGGAACTTCTTCCTCACGATGGGCGCCGCGGTCGGCGGGGCGGGCGGCGCGAAGGCGATGGCGGCGATCGAGGGCGCGCTCGGGATGGTGGACAAGACCATGAAGGCCACGGTCACGACGACCGAGACCTTCACGGCCGCCGGGGCGCAGATGACGAGCGGCCTGAAGACGACCGCCCAGGTGCTCGAGGAGGGCCGCAAGAAGACCGAGGCCTTGAAGACGGCCGAGCAGGCGCGCACGACGGCGCAGGCGGCGGCGAAGAAGGCGCAAGAGGACTACACCAAAGGGCTCGCGACGCAGAATCAAAAACTGCTGGACCTGGTGAACACCTTCGAGGGGCGCGACCTGATCGCGAAGGCGAATCTGTACCTCGAGGCGCTGAAAGATTCGATCCCGGTCCAGATGATGACGGCCAAGCAGCAGGACGACATCAACAAGGTCATGGTCGACGCGATCAAGGTGTACGACGCCGCCGGCGAAGAGGCGCCGCAAGCGCTCTATGACATGTGGGCGGCGACTTTGAAGGCCGACGAGGCGACGGTCCAGTACGGCGAGGACCTGAGCAAGCTGAAGTCCCCCGCGATTAGCTTCGACCTGCCGAACACCGGACCCGGCCTCAAGATCAGCGTGCCGCCGCCGACGGCGCTCGAGGAGTGGTCGGCGCAAGTCGCCATCTTGGCCGATGAGTTCCAGAAGCTCGGCCAAACCGCGGGCGGATCGTTGGGGGAGATTTACAGCGGGATCGGGCAAGTGATCGTGCTGATGGACGCGGCGAATAAGTCGACCCAGCAAATCGGCAAGAACGGGAAGGCCCTCGGCGGATCGTTCGGGGCGATCTCGACGATGTTCAATGAGAATGCCTCGTCGTCGCAAAAATGGGGCGCGGCGATTCAGACGGGCACGGCGGTCGCCGCGGGCGCGATGGACGTCTGGGCGAAGAGCGCGAATCAGGGGAGTAAAGCCGCCAATGTGCTGGGCGGGACGATGGCCGGCGCGAAGGCGGGCGCCGCGTTCGGGCCGTGGGGGATCGCGATCGGCGCCGCGGCCGGGGCGCTGACGGGCTTTATCCGCAACATGACGTCGGGGCGCAAGGCGGTGGAGGATTTTGCCAAAGCCCAGGGCGGCTTTGATGCCCTCCATACCCAGCTCGGCGCGCTCGGCGCGGCCGGCGAGCAGATGTGGATCAAGCTCACGCAACAGACGGGGAAGGGCGATCTCGAGGGCGCGAAAAAGCAGATCGAAGCGATTACCAATGCGCTCCAGTCAGAACCGTTGCGGACGGCCTTCGTCGACTCAGCGGGCGGCTTCGAGGCCTTACAGCATGCCGCCGAGAAGGCCGGGGTCTCGGTCGATGCGCTCTTCGCGGCGAAGACCGCCGACGAGGTCACCAAATCGATCAAGACCATCGAAGACGCGCTGAAGTTTCAGGAGGATGCCTATCAGCTCGCCATCGACACGGCGGAAAAGTACGGCTTCACGATCGAGGAGCTCGGGCCGGCGATGGCCCGCCAGGAGCTCGACAAGCAGGCGCAGCAACTCTTCAAAGACTGGGAAGTCCTCAACAGCGCCGGCATCGACACGATCGCCATCACCGACAAAATGAGCAAGTCGGTCAGCGAGTACGTGCAGCACGCGATGAAGATGGGGATCGAGATTCCCGAGGCCATGCGGCCGATGCTCGAGTCGATGGCGAAGTCCGGCGACCTGCTGGACGAAAACGGGAAGGCGATCACCGATCTCGACGAATCTGGTCTCTCTTTCGCCATGACCATGTCGGACGGCTTCAAGGCGCTGATCGACCAGGTGTCGAAGCTCACCGACGCGATCTCGCGCTCGCTCGGGCTGGCGATCAAGAACGTCCCTGACCTCGTCATCAAGGGGAAGGTCGTCTACGAGGAGTCCGACGTCCCGGCGCCGCGCGGCGGCGGCCAGGAGCTCCCGGCCTATGCGGAAGGGACCGACGGCTTCCGGAACTTCGGCAAGGGCACGCCGGTCATGTTGCACGGCTGGGAGGCGGTCGTGCCGCGCGACGACGCCGGGTCGTTTGCGACCGTGGCGGGCGCGCCGGTGATGGCGGCCGCGGCCGCGGCGCCGGTGACCTCGATCGTCATCAATGCCCAGGGCGCGTTCTTCGATACGCCCGGCGACCTGCAGCGCCTGGCGGATCGGGTCAATGACGCGCTCACGGCGAAACATGGGCTGCGGAACCAGATGCGGGCCGGCTGATGGCGATCACCGGGTCGCAGCAGGCGTACCTCTACGCGCGATCAGGCCTCGCGCGATCGGGCGCAACCCGATCGAACTACGTCTCGGCCTGGTCGACGGTCGATCTCATCGTCCGCGACGGCAACGGGAACATCGTCTCTCGGACCGATATCACGCTCTATATTCGGGCCGGCTCGCTCTCCGTGACGCAGGCCATCAACGACGAGCCCGACACCTGCAGCTTCCAGATCGTCCCCACCGCCCCGGCCGCGGCCGTGCCGAAGGTCGGCCAGGAGATCACCGTCTCGTGGACACCTGGCCTCGTGCTGTTCCGCGGGTACGCGCTCGTGCTGCAGTTCGATCGGCGCGAGATGAACCG